TACAAAGAAAACCACCCCAACAGCTACCTCGACGGGTCTGACATTCGCTCTCTGACCTCGGAGATGCTCCTCGAGCGGGCCGGAGTGCAGCGCGGGGAGCTAGACCTTTTTGACGGCTCCCCACCCTGCTCCGCGTTCTCTACGGCAGGAAAGCGTGAGGAAGGCTGGGGGAAGGTCAAGGCTTACAGCGACGGTGCCCAGCGGGTCGATGACCTGTTCTACGAATATGCCCGCATCCTCGAGGGCGTACAGCCGAAGGTCTTCGTTGCCGAAAACGTCAGCGGTCTCGTTAAGGGCACTGCAAAGGGGTACTTCAAGCGGATCCTGCAAGCTCTCCGCGACTGCGGATACAACGTCAAGTGCCGCGTCCTCGATGCTCGCTGGCTCGGCGTACCGCAGATGCGACAGCGCACGATCTTCGTCGGCGTCCGTAATGACCTCGGCCTCGACCCCGTACATCCGAAGCCTTTCCCCTACGCCTACAACGTCGGCGATTGCCTAACGCCTCCGCCGTCAGATACGACCGCTAAGGAGCTCAACCGAGAGTCGGAGACCTACCGCTTCTGGTCGCAGTCGAAGCCCGGCGAAACGCTCGGCGACGCCTGCAAGCGGATCACTGGCAAGAACAGCTTCCTGACGCACTGCAAGCAATCGCCGAATCGACCGGCAAACACGATCACGCAAGGCACGCAGCAGCTTTACCACTGGGACGAGCCTCGGACCCTCACACTCGGCGAGCTCCGCCGCGTTGGCGGCTTCCCCGACGATTTCGCCCTCACTGGATCGTTCCAACAGCAGTGGGAACGTATCGGTCGAGCTGTTCCGCCGTTAATGATGGCGCAAGTTGCTAAAACTATCGAACAGGAGATCTTGTCGAAGTTGTGATGGATATTCCGGCAAGTTGGACATTTGAAACCTCGGATGTAGCGACCGGATTCGATAACCACGTCCGCGAACAACTGCCCTGGTACGACTTAGCAACCAACGCGATCACCCACATCGCGCGGCACTACATCCCGAAGGGCGGGCTGGTTTACGACATCGGTTGCGCTACCGGCAACATCGGTCGCAGCCTCGAGGCGACGCTAAAGGCTCGAGATGCTCGACTCGTAGGCATCGACCCTTCCGACGAGATGCGGAAGATTTACAACGCTCCGGGCATCTTCGTTTGCTCCCCCGCAGAGAGCTACGACTACGAGCCGTTCGACCTCGGGATCTCGTTCTTAACGCTGATGTTTGTCGAGCCGAGCAAGCGCCGCGATTACTTAAGGCGGCTCCTCGATAAGTGCCGACCCGGCGGCGCAATCGTCATCTTCGACAAGCTCGAAACCCACCACGGTTATTTCGGCACCGTTATGACTCGGCTAACCCTCGCCGGAAAATATGAGGCCGGTGTCGATGCAAAGGAGATCATCGAGAAAGAACTCTCTCTTGCCGGAGTGCAAAGACCCATAACATTGGCGCAACTCCCCGGCGTCCCTTACCAGTGGTTCCGCTTCGGTGATTTCGCCGGTTACATCCTCGAGAAACCGATCTAATGGCTAAATCGACAAAGATCGAAGTTGATATGCGAGTGAATCGAGTTGCTCGCCTCTTAGCGAACGGGGCGGTGCGCTCGGAGATCGTTCAATACTCTGCGAATGAGTGGGGGGTCTCGGATAGGCAAACGGACAACTACATCGCGAAGGCGAGAGAGTTGATCCGTGCTGACTGGGAAATCGATCGGCGCAGCTTCACTGCGGAGATCCTTGCTCAGCTCTCAACCATCCAAAAAGAGGCCCGGAAGACCGGCAACCTCAGCGTCGCTCTCGGTTGCGTAAACCAAGCCGCAAAGGTCGCGCGGTTATTTGAATGAGCATTCTTGCGGCGGTTCCTGGCGGTTCGATCCTCTCGGCAGTCGAGTCGGCGGTCGCGTTTAGCGAGGCCGATTGCAGCAACTACGTCGAGCAACTCGCGGAGGGGCTAACGGGTCCGCAGCGCGAGGTATGGGAAGCGGATCGCCGTTTTAAGCTGCTGTGCTCCGGTCGTCGCTTCGGTAAGACCTACCTCTGCATTACGCGTCTTATCTGCTGGGCGATGGAAAAGCCCGGAAGCCTCTGCTGGTATGTCACCGCGAACTACCGGATGGCGAAGCAGATCGCATGGCGGCAGTTAAAGACTATGGCCCCCGAGGAGCTCGTCGTTAAGCGGAACGAGTCGGACCTATCGATCGAGTTCGCTAACGGCAGCCTGATCGCTCTTCGCGGCGCGGATAACGAGGACAGCCTGCGAGGCGTAAGCCTTTCGGCGCTTGTGATCGATGAGGCCGCCTACGTCAAGCAGACGGCGTGGGAGATGGTCCTCCGCCCTGCTCTATCAGACCAAAACGGCCCGGCCTGGTTTATCACCACACCAGCAGGTCTCAACTGGTTTCACGACCTCTGGGAGCAGGCTCAGGAGCAAGCTGACTGGGACACCTTCTCGTTTACGACGATCCAAGGCGGCAACGTTTCGGCGGAAGAGATCGAGGCCGCGCGGAACACTCTCGATGAACGCACCTTTAGGCAAGAATACCTAGCGAGCTTTGAGACGCTCTCGGGCCGGGTCTACCCCGGGTTCGACGACGAGAACATCAGCGAAGACATCGAAGACACGGGCGGGCCGATCTACTGGGGCACCGACTTCAACGTCAGCATCATGGCGGGCGTTCTTGGCAGCAGAGTCGGCGACACGCTGCATATCTGGGATGAGCTCGCTGTGAAGCAGTCGAACACCGACGAGGTATGCGCCTTGCTTAAGCAGCGGTTCCCGGATCGGCAAATCGTTGCTTATCCCGACCCGACTGGCTCGGCTCGCAAGACATCCTCTGCCGGGCGTACAGACCACGACATCATCCGCCGCTTCGGCTTTAGCTGCATTAGCCCGAAGGCTCCTTGGTCGGTTAAAGACAAGATCAACGCGACGAACTGGATGATCCGAACGGCGAAAGGTAGCTTGCGTCTATTCGTCCACCCGCGTTGTAAGCACACAATCAAGGCGCTTAAAAACGTCACCTACAAGCAAGGTGCTGAGGACTATGTGATCGACAAGTCGGCGAATATCGAGCACTGGACTGACGGGCTCGGTTACTTAATCCTCGGTGCGTTTAATCCTCTCCACGAACGCGCTGGACGTGGTACTGGAATCCGCCTTTACTAAACTAATTAGATCAGGCGAGGAGTTGCCGTGTATTCCGGTCTTAGTGGTCGCCAACGAGTAGGCACGGCGACGAATGTCAACGACCCAAATACGGCGTGGGTCAATATGGAGCCGCACTGGGTCCTGATCGAGACCCTGATGACTGGCACCTACGGGATCCGCAAAAAGCATCGGACGTATTTACCACAGGAGCCGCGTGAGCTCGACGAGGCATACGACAACAGGTTGATGCGATCGGTGCTTGCGCCGTTCTATGCACGCCTCGAGCGGATGCTCGCCGGGATGCTGACCCGTAAGCCCGTGCGTTTAACCGATGTTGCTGACGTCATTACGGAGCAGCTCTTCGACGTCGATCTGCAGGGCAACGATCTAAACGTCTGGACTTACGAAACGGCTCGTAAGTGCATCCGTTACGGGCACGTCGGTGTCCTCGTCGATGCTCCGGCGGCAGGGCAGAACGGACGCCCCTACTGGGTGACGTACACCCCACGCGACATTGTCGGGTGGCGTTACGAAATGGAGAACGGCAAGCAGCGTTTAACGCAGCTTCGACTCGTCGAGAAGATCATCGTGCCCGACGGTCTTTATGGCGAGAAGGAAGTCGAGCAGGTCCGAGTGCTGACTCCTGGCGCTTTCGAGATCCACCAAAAGAACCAGCGCGGAGAGTTCGTTGTAGTAGACGAAGGCCGCACGAGCCTTTCAGAGATTCCGTTCTCCGTCGCCTACTCGAATCGCCTTGGTCTCCTCGAGTCTCGGCCGCCGCTCGCCGACATCGCAGAGCTCAACCTCAAGCAGTACCAGGTCCAGTCGGACCTCGATAACCAACTGCACATCAGTGCGGTCCCGATGCTCGCGTTCTACGGCTTCCCGCAGGCGACCGAAGAGGTAAGCGCCGGGCCAGGCGAGGCAATCGCGTTCCCGGCTGAGGGCAGGGCGGAATACATCGAGCCAGGCGGCAGGAGCTACGAGGCGCAGTTCAGGCGTCTCGACCAAGTTGCGCAGCAGATCAACGAGCTCGGTCTTGCTGCCGTCCTCGGGCAAAAGCTATCGGCGGAGACAGCCGAAGCTAAGAAGATCGATCGCAGTCAAGGCGACTCGACGATGATGGTGATCGCGCAGCAGATGCAGGATCTCATCGATAACTGCCTCGTCTTCCACGCGGAGTACATGCAGGAGCGAAACGCAGGCAGCAGCTTCGTCAATCGCGACTTCCTAGCGTCTCGTCTTGAGCCTCAAGAGATTCAAGCTTTGCTGCAGCTTTATAGCGCGGGCTCGATTACGCAGAAGACCCTGCTCGACCAGCTTGCCGAAGGCGAAGTGCTTGGCGACGAGTTCGACGTCGAGGAGGAGCTCGAGGCAACGCAGAATGGCGGCCTTATTGAGATGGAGCGGCCGCAGCCGGAGCCGGAAGACCGAGAAGAGGCCACAATGCCGGGAGAGCAGCCCGAAGAGGATGAGCAGGCGGAGTAATACACGCAAGCAGTTCTTTTTTTACTCACAGGAAGAGCTGCAGAACCAATACTTCGCCGTGATTCGCATCACTGAATTCTTAGACGGCCAGCCCTGGGGTATATGGGAGGAAAACATCCACACATACGATGGGGACGTCGTTGGAAAATTTACGGACATTGTCGGCACGGCTTTAGCAGGCGGCGCTGATGTTTCTGCGATTTCTATCGCGACAGCAGAGGAGTTAGGGATTGAGCCGACATGACCGAGCTTCGCGAAGTTTTCCGAAATGCGATTGATCTGAATCGCTATAGCAACAGTGTTAGTCGCCGGTTAATCCGTGCATACAACGATGCTGTGCTGGATGCTGTTGATCAGCTTCGTGGGATTGATGAGCTTGCGTCGCCTGTCAAGGCTGCACGGCTTCGGGCGATCCTCGCGCAACTGAACGACTCGCTTCGTACTTGGTCTGGCGACAGCATCGCCACGATGACCGAGGAGCTGCAGGGCTTAGCTGTATTGCAATCGGAGTTTGCAGCGGAGCAATTACAGAAGGCGCTACCTGCTGGTGCTGCGGCAACGGTCGGGACAGTAGAGATCAGCCCGGCACTCGGCCAGGCAATCGTCTCGACAGAACCGACGATGGCAGGCGTTGTGAACCTCAGCGATAGTTTCGAGCGGATCGCTAGAAGCCCTGTCACCTTCCAGCTAACGGTCGGGCAAGAGATAAGTCTGCCTAATGGCGAAGTCATCCGAACTGCGTTCGAGAAGATGTCAGCTCGGCAGGCAGAGCTATTCAGTGTTGCCGTGCGCAACGGTTTGATCGAGGGTCAGTCGGTTAATACGATCGTGCGTCGCTTAAAGGGTCGTTTAACTAAAGAGCAACGGGGCTCTATCGACACGATCATCGCGGCGGGCGGGCAGGCTACGAGCATCCCTAATAACCAAATTCGCGCGATCGTCCGAACGAGTGTTAACCAGGTTGCGACTGCCGCAGACCAAATCATCGCGGCCGAAAATCCCGACCTAACTGAAAAGTACAGATACACGGCGGTGCTCGACAGCCGGACGTCGCCGATTTGCCGCGCTCTAGACGGCAAGGTATTCGTGCACGGAAAAGGTCCGTTGCCTCCCCAACACTTCAACTGCCGGTCTGTTTACGTCAACATCCCGACGGGGCTCGAGAAAGAGTTCCGGGAGGCCCGTGAGGATTACGGTAAGTGGTTAAACAACCAGGACGATGCGACAAAGCGGCAAGTCCTAGGCCCCGAGCGCCTTGCGTTATGGAAAGGCATGGTTAAACGGTTTGGCCCGTCCGACGCGATTCGCAAGTTTGTTGCCAGAGACGGGTCAGAGCTAACTTTGAAAGAGTTACAACAGAGAGGCTATGGCCGAACTGCACAGTAAGTACCAATTCACCGCCGAGGGAAAACAGGCATCGAAGCCCCCGGCAAAGAAGAAAGCCGCTAAAAAGGAAGCACCTAAGGAGGCAGACTGATGCCTGGCTACCACGGACCTAAGAAGCCCCAGTCGGCTATGGGTAAAAAGAAGCCCAAGAAGAAAAAGAAGTGATGGCGCGAAAGCAGCGACGAGTTCCGAAGGACAAGGCCACCGGCCTGCCTAAGAAGTACCTCTCGGGTGCTAAGAATCGTTCTGCGAAAGCCCGCGAAATCAAGCGAACTGCCGAGGCTTACAAGGCCGGGGAGTTTATTGACATCAAAGCCGTTTCAGCCTCGAGGACTAAGCAAGGTGGCAAGAAAAGCAAAACCACTAAGCGAGGCAACAAAGGCCGCGCTAAGAAAAAAGGCTGAAGGCACTCGCTTCACCTACGGCCAACTTGCTGCTGTCTATCGACGGGGGCAGGGCGCTTATCTGTCGAGCGGCTCGAGAAACGTTCCGATGGCTGCCTGGGCGATGGGTCGGGTGAATAGCTTCGTGTCAGGCAAGGGCGGCGCTAGGAAAGCCGATGCCGACATCCTCGCTCGGGGGCGCAAGAAGAAGTAATGGCTGAGATCAAACGTGGCGGTCATACGTTTAAGGGCTTTGATAAGCCCATCCGCACGCCGAACCATCCGAGCGGTAAGTCTCACGCTGT